TAGCAAGCTCAGCTTGTCTAAAGATGCTTTAAATCGGTTGCTCCGTATCAATGAGAGGACGGTTTTAGGATCAGAGGAGGATGTTCGCAGCCCCGCTTTTCAAGACACCGCCGATGACAAGATCTTACAGGGTTGGTTAGACCAGTTAGATCTAAAGTCCCTTGATCCGGAGTTAGCTGACATTGAGGAATCTAATGCCTCAAAGTTTGGGCCTAGGTCACAGGCTAAACCATGGTCCGAGCGCAAGGATTCCGTGGAGGCGTATTTCAATAAAGATGAGATACGTGAAATCCGTCCGTCCATTCTACGGCCACGTCTTACACCAAAGACGCTCGAAGCCGTTCTGCGATACCATCTCCTAAACTCATCGAACTCGGGTCTCCCTGACCTTAAGAGGAAATCGCTGGTCAAAAGTGAAGGATACGACAGTGGTAGATGGTGGGAGGAACTGGATAAGTTCCCCTACGCGATGTTGTTTACGCGCACGCAGGAGCAAAGGAAAACACGTCCTGTTTGGGGCTTCCCAATGTCAGCCACGATATTGGAACAGATGTACTTCCAACCGCTCCTAAGTGTTCGTAAGAAGGCGCGAGGTAGAGCAGCCTTACGTGGACCTGACGAAGTTGATCTTGCTATAACTTTTCTCATGGATATGGCAAGACGAAGCAAGGCCAAGCTAGTATGTGTAGATTTCTCTGCATTTGATTCTTCTGTGCAGACTTATTTACAAGCTATTGCCTGGGATGAAATAGCCTCGTATTTTCAAGTGGATACTTGGCTTGAGATCAATTATATCGCAAGATTGTTCGCTTCCATAGGTATAGTGACTCCAGATGGGATACTCTGTGGTTGGCACGGTGTTCCTAGCGGTTCCGTGTTCACCAACGAGCTGGATTCGTACGTTCAGATAGCTGCAGCTTTTGACATTAACGATCACACGCAGTTCGGTGACATTCGGAGGTATTATGAAGTTCAGGGAGACGATGGAGTGTATGTTGATGATAATCCTGATCATCTCTATGCCAATTTTGAGGCTCATGGTCTTAATCTTAACCAGGATAAGTCCTTCTTGGGAGACCAAAAAGCTATTTACCTTCAGAGATATTATTCGAGTAGTTATCTGGATAATGGTGTTTTCGTTGGGGTGTACTCTACTGTTCGCGCACTTAACAGGATTGTACACCTCGAGCGGTGGACTGATATGGAAAGGATGGGAATTTCTGGCCAAGATTTCTTTTCTTTGAGGACTATCTCCATTTTGGAGAATTGTAAGCACCATCCTCAATTTCCAGAGTTAGTCAAGTATGTAGCCAGCTTTGACAAGTACAGCTTGAAGTATAGTCAAAGTAGCGTAAAGGCGTTTGCTGAGAACACTCTACGCAGGTCAGGCGGCCTATTTAATCAATATTCAGACATGATTGGAGGAATCAACAATTTTAAGACCATTAAAGTGCTTAAGGAGACATTATGAAACTATCACCATTAAAGAAAAGGCAGTGTGGCAACTGCTATAACTGGCGCTTCGTCGTTAAGGCAGACGATAGACCAGCCATGGGCGTATGTGGCCGTGAGTTTGATCTCACAGGCGAATATACAAACCTTTTCTCAGAAGAGGATAGCTGTAATGGTTATGCGGCCTTCCCAACTGTCTTGGACCCAGAGTTTGACGCCCTCGACGTTGGTAGACTGCTTAAAGATCTGAATATTAATATTAATTAGTAAGACC